CTTCGCCTTCGGCAAGGCCTTCGAAGTATTCTTCGTAAGCCTTTTCCATGATTGTGTCGAAATCCATATCACTCACCTGAGTTTCTTTCCAGCCAGCGACGGGCACCATTTTCGGTTTTAAACGTTTTGCTTTTGGTATACGTCATCGCGGTGAATGTGCCGTCCTGGTTGGGAAACACGCCGTACACCAGAGATTCGTTGTTGCCAAGATCGATAGTATCCATGTTGACCTCATTTCCCCTTAACGCCGGGGTAGCGGAACTGTTTGCTGAGAACACCGTGCGGTGTCTTGATGAATAAAATTTAGAATAACCTAAGGTGGATGGTCAAGGTTTTTGTGTAGAAAAACCTAAGTTTTTTTGATGTAAAAAACACAAGTGTTTGAAAGTTTGTGCTTTTTATTACAGGGTGTGGAGAAAAAAGGGGGTTATTTGTTTGCGCTTCTTTTGCGAGCTTTGAGTAGTTCTTCAAAAAGTTTGTTGAAATTTTCAACTCGAGCACGCATCTCTGACAACAGGGCCTTTTGCTCTGACTCAGGCAGTGCGTCGAACAGTTGAAGTAACTCTTTTTGATCTTCTGTCAGAATGGCTGGTTGATTATCCGGGAGCGGTTCGCCTGGTTGTTTATCTTCATCCCCAAAAAGAAGCCAAGTCGGTGAGCACTGAAGCGCTTGGCTCAGTGCGAATAATCTTTTCCCCGCCGGCTGTGTTTCATCTCTTTCCCATTGAGAAATTGTTACGTGAGCCACTTTGACCAGCTTACCTAATGCGGCCTGAGACAGTTTTAATTTTTTACGCCTATGTAAGAGGCGAGCACCGAAGGTTTCGTTTTTCATATTAGGGAATTCTAATTTTTCTTGACTTAGGTTTCTCTACGATCTAGTTTCCTTAGGAAAATCTAAGGAGTTCGATATGTTGAAAATTGATGCTATAGCGTTTTTTGGCAGCAAAACAAAGCTTGCCAATGCCGCAGGAGTTAGGCTGGCAAGCATTGCTGCATGGGGGGAACTGGTTCCTGAAGGTCGCGCGATGCGCCTGCAAGAGGCATCCGGCGGGGAACTTCAGTACGACCCTAAAGTTTATGACGAATATCGTAAGGCAAAGCGGGCGGGGCGGTTGAACAATGAAAATCACCCCTGAACAGGTTTGTGAGGCTCTGGATGCCTGGGTATGCCGACCAGGAATGACACAGGAGCAGGCGACGATATTAATCACGGAAGCATTCTGGGCTCTGAAAGAACGCCCGAACATTGATGTTCAACGCGTCACGTTTGATGATGGCGCGGTTGATCAACGGGCACTGGGCGTTAACCGGGTGAAGATATTCGAACGCTGGAAAGCTATCGACACCAGGGATAAGCGTGAAAAATTCACGGCGCTGATTCCGGCAATTATGGAGGCTATCCGGATCAGCGATTTCAGGTTGTATTGTGAAATTACTGACGGAAAAAGCATTACGTACATGATCGCCGGGTTAAACAAAGAATATGGCGATGTGGTGGAGTCCGGGCTGCTTTTTGCGGATCCAGCTGTTGTGGAGCGTGAGACTGACGAGCTTATAGAAAAAGCTATTGCTTTCAAGCATGCGTATCGTCAGCAATACCAACATTACTTTGCAGATAAACAAATATCTGTCTGGGGTTCGTATGAGTATCGATGCACTACGATGGGCTAAAAAGGTGAAAACCGGCAGTTCATCCAGCAAGTCAGTATTGACCTGGCTTGCTGATATGTGCGGTGCCGATTTGTGTGCATACCCGTCTGTATCTGCACTGGCAGAAGTAACGGAACTGAACAAAAAGACTGTGCAGGACAGCTTACGACACCTGATGGAGATTGGGTTAATTGTTGATACCGGTGAGAGAAAAGGCAGAACAAAGCAAATTGTGGTGTACCGACTTATCGGTGTAGAAGAAAGTGTTGCCGAGCCTGAATACACCCAAAAACGGGAGTCTTTAAAGGTGGGTAAAATTGGTGCTGTTAATAAAAACAGTACCGAAAATGGTTATGTTTCAGCACAAAACAGCCCCAAAAACGGAACTCTTAGCTGCATGGAAAATAACCAAAGACACCCAAATTTTCCATCAAAGACACCCAAAAACGGATCACGGAACCCAAAGGAACCCAAAGATCTAACCCCCACACATAACGCACGCGAGAGTGCTCCGACCAGTGAGCAGGAAGTTTTGTCGTTACAGGCAGCACCCCCTGTATTCCTGGGTGGCCTGAGCGAACCCATCGGAAAATTTCCGATGACCGATAGCTGGTATCCGTCACGGGATTTTCGACGACGGGCTGCGTTGTGGGGGATGGCTTTGCCGGAGACAGAATTTACACCTGCTGAACTTGCCGCCTTCCGGGACTACTGGGCAGCGGAGGGGAAAGTATTTACGCAGATTCAGTGGGAGCAGAAATTCGCCCGTCACGTAAATCACGTCAGGGCGCAGGTTAAACCAGTCAGCAAGGGGGTGAACCATGCAGCAGCACCAGGTGGCACCGCATCACGGGCAGTTCAGGAAATTCGG